CTCAATTTTGCACGGGACAGGTTCAAACGTATACATACCTGTCCACCTAGCAAAGGCAGAAGAAGTGTCTGTAGGCCAACTGTACGACGTCCAATTTATCCGAAACCCTAGTCTGGTTAACTCTGGTCGTACTCCTTACATGGCGCAGCGCCTCCAACTACAAATTAGGACCGAAAGTGCTCTACGCGCTTACAAAGCGGCATTTGCGGCAAAAGAAGAAGCGGCGGCGGCGGCGGCGGTAGCCCCTGTTAAACCTATAGATGACCGCATCATGGAGTTCATGAACCAATGCGTTTATGCGTCTACGCGTGATGTAAGAAAAGCTGTAGACTGTTTCCCGGGCGAACAGCCAGTATCTAACCGCCTTTTGGCTTTGTTCAACATGGGCAAGATACGCGCGAAAGCTGATGTACGAACGTCAGACGGCATGAAGAAGAAGGACTATGTTAGTGTAAGACTTTGGGCGGTAGACGCTAACGCCTTTGGGAACGCCTCTGGGTGTAAAGAAGATGAACCCCCGAAGGCAGAATTTAAACTAGACGAAATTGTAACGGATTTGGGTGATAGTTTCGTAGATACTTGGGATTGACTATGACCCCCGAAGCTAGAGTTAAAAAAGTTGTAGTCCAACAGCTAAAAGAAATGGGTGCTTATTATTTCTATCCTGCCACTGGCGGTTACGGAAAGAGTGGCGTCCCTGACATCGTAGGCTGTTACAAGGGTATGTTCTTTGGGATCGAATGTAAGGCAGGCAAGAATACGCCGACACCTCTGCAGGAGAAGAACCTCAAAGATATACGTACCGCTGGGGGCTTTGATATTGTTGCGAATGAAGACAACATGAAAGCTGTTACGTCCATGCTAATCGCGTGGGCTAGCTAACAACACCATCCTAAGCTGTGAGTGGGAGCCTTTGACATGGTCGGCATAAACCGCAGCATAGGGAGTACAGGTTACGTTTGCCTCTCAACGGTAACCTCCGCCTGTATGATCCCTACGGAGAAACCACGAGACGGTTAGCCCCTACGTCTCCTGTGCGTAGGGCAACCTAATTAACGGAGGTAGACATGAGCGATGACGACAAATTAACACCGTTCCAAGAGAATGAATTGGTCTGGTTACGGCAGCAAGTCGACAGGTTACAGGACGAAGAACATCGCAGAGATGCGCGTCCAAACGTACAACGTGACTTATGGTTAGCAAGGGAACACCTCGACGTTTTCGTGCGTAACCTACGGGGGGTAGGAAAGAAGATATGAGTGACGTGAAGTATATCGCCGCGGATCGAAGTAAGGTCGCGTTCGATAAGGCTCTACGGAGTACACAGTATGGAGATATTATTGTGTACCACGTAGGAGGATATGCGGCGGGACTTCATCGTATCCCTGCGATGACCGCCTATAACGAAGGGTATGTAAACCTTGTGCAGAAGAAGCTAAGTCCAAAGCTCTTTGAATATATTGCACAGCGCCGCAACAAGAAGATGAAGACCAACAAATCACAATAATCGTTTAGGAGAACGACATGACTAAGCAACAACAAAAAGTATGGGCGTATAAAGTTAAGCACCCACAGGCTACTACGACTGAAATCGCTAAGGCCACCAAAACGTCCTACGGGTACGTGTACAAGCTGATGCAGAAGATCGGCACACCGAAGGATGTGTCCGACGCCGCGTATGAAATGACCAAGAACGGTATACCTGTAGCAACGCCAAAGCAACCTGTGGCAACACCGAAGCAACCTGTAGCAATCCAGAAGTCACGTTCATACTCACGAGATGACATCTTAGACACAGCCAAGGAGTATGTGACCAAGGACCGCGCTGCCCAACATGGGGATATGCGGGATAACTTCACTCGGATTGCGGAGTATTGGTCTGTGCACCTAGACACTCCAGTGTACCCTGATGATGTTGCCGTGATGATGACCCTACTGAAGGCTGCGCGTATAAAATCTAACCATGAACACCCTGACAACTGGGTGGATGGCGCAGGTTATATGGCCTGCGGCGGGGAGCTTGCTGCCAAGAGACCAAAGTAATGGACCTACTAACCTTAGACTTTGAAACATTTTACGACAGGAATTATTCTCTACGTAAGATAACAACAGAAGCCTACGTTCGTGACCCTCGTTTTGAGGTGATCGGCGTAGGCGTCAAGTTCAACAACCAACCGACGGAGTGGGCCAGTGGAACGCATGACGAGATTAAAAAATACCTCAAGACCTTCCCTTGGGAAAACACTATGTTACTTTGCCATAATACTATGTTTGATGGTGCCATTCTTAGTTGGCGTCTTGGTATTCGTCCTCGGGTGTATACCGATACTATTTGTATTGCCCGTGCCCTTCTTGGGACTGAAGCTCGCGCAAGTCTCGCTGCGCTATCTGAAAGGTTCAATCTCGGCGTTAAAGGCACTGAAATACTCAACACACTCGGCAAACGGCGTGGAGATTTTACACCCGAAGAGCTAAACAAGTACGGTGATTACTGCATAAATGATGTGGACCTAACACATAAGTTGTTTGCTCTTATGGTACGTGGATTTCCGAAGCAGGAGTTACGTCTGATAGATGCGACCCTACGGATGTTCACTGAACCCATGCTAGACTTAGACCTTGACCTACTAAAGTCGCACCTCGAAGACGTCAAAGACCGTAAGGATAAGCTGTTAATAGATGCGGGGGTCACGGACAAGAAAGAGCTGATGTCCAACCCTAAGTTCGCTGAGTTGCTCAAAGGGTTCGGTGTTGTTCCGCCTATGAAGATCAGCCCTACGACAGGTAAAGAAACCTTTGCCTTTGCAAAGAACGACGAGGCATTCAAGGAGTTGTTGGAGCATGACAACGACCAAGTGCAATCGTTAGTTGCTGCACGTTTGGGTACTAAAAGTACCTTGGAAGAAACACGGACGCAGCGGTTCATCGACATCTCTAAGCGTGGACTGCTACCCGTGCCTGTAAGATACTACGCTGCGCATACTGGCAGGTGGGGTGGCGACGACAAGATCAACCTGCAAAACCTGCCTAGCCGTGGGCTTAACGGTAAGAAATTAAAGTGCAGCATCGTGTCTCCTGAAGGCTATTCGTTGATTGATTGCGACAGTTCGCAGATTGAAGCGCGTGTGTTGGCATGGCTTGCAGGGCAGGGGGATCTGGTATCCCAGTTTGCGGCTGGTGAGGACGTGTACAAATACATGGCGTCCAGCATCTACAACGTGCCAGTAGACAGGGTAAGCAAAGAACAAAGGTTCGTGGGTAAGACTACAATTCTCGGCGCAGGCTACGGCATGGGTGCGCCCAAGTTCCAGCTACAGCTACAGGGCATGGGTGTGTATATTGAGTTAGATGAGGCGCGGCGGATCATCCAAGTGTACCGCGAAGCCAACGGCGCGATCAGTCAGTTGTGGGTAAACGCTAACAACATGGTGCAATACATGGCGAGAGGCGACACGCTACAGTTTGGCGTAAAGGGTGTCTTGCGAGTAAACGCAAAGAAGAACGCGATCATGTTACCTTCTGGCCTACCTATGTTCTACCATGGGCTAGCCGCGGAGCAGGGAGAACGAGGTCCAGAGTATACCTACAAGACCCGAAAAGGTCCGAACCGTATCTACGGCGGCAAGGTTGTGGAGAACGTGTGCCAAGGCATCGCACGGTGCATCATAGGGCACCAAATGTTACTGATTGCCAAGCGATACAAAGTTGTGCTAACTGTACATGACTCGGTTGTTGCATGTGTGCGGGACGAAGAGCTTGATGAAGCCCGTGCGTACATCGAAGAATGTATGAGCGTAACACCCGATTGGGCCGCTGGCCTACCAATTACCTGTGAGAGTGGTACAGGCAAATCATATGGAGAATGTGAGTGACACATAAAGTAGCCCCGTGGTCCTTCAGCAAGATCAAAGCATTCGAGCAATGCCCTAAGCAGTTCTACCATGACAAGATACTCAAAGAAGTTCCGTTCGTGGAGACCGAAGCTATCTTGTATGGCTCTGCGTTTCACAAGGCGGCAGAAGATTACATAGGTAAGGACACACCGCTACCGGGTAAGTTCTCATGGGCGGAGAAGGCCCTACTATCTTTGAAGAACCGCAAGGGTGATAAGCTGGTGGAGATTAAGCTGGGTGTAACAGAGAACCTAGAAGCCTGTGACTTCTACGCCAAGGACGTTTGGTTCCGCGGCATTGCCGACCTAGTAATAATGGATGGCGATCTTGCATGGGTGGTGGACTACAAGACGGGCAAGTCTTCCAAGTACGCAGACAAAGGCCAGCTTGAGTTGATGGCTTTGGGTTTGTTTGCCAAGTACCCGCACCTAAAGACAGTACGTGCAGGGTTGCTGTTTGTTGTGTGTAATGACTTGGTAAAAGACACCTACATGGAGTATGATAGCGGTAAGTTGTGGGAGAAGTGGCTCGGTAAGTTCGGGCAGATGCAGACCGCAGCCGACGAGGATATGTGGAACGCACGGCCTAACGGGTTATGTAGACGCCACTGTCCTGTAATTGAATGTGTTCACAACGGAGCAAACTGATGCCCTATAAAAATCCCAAAGACCGTAAGAAACAAACCAACGCGCCTGTAGGTAGTAAGACGTTTGAGGCACGTATGGAACGCCAGCGTGCCCGCAGGGCTATGGATGCAACTGGTAAAGATGCTAACAAGAACGGCAAAGCCGACAAGCGTGAAGGTAAAGATGTTAGTCACAAAAAAGCCTTGTCCAAGGGCGGCACTAACAAAGATGGCGTGACCGTAGAGAGTTCAAGCAAGAACCGCGCACGTAACTATAAAAAGAAAAAGTGATTTAGGGAATTCCCTAAATAGGAGAGCACAATGAAGATTATAGATGGTAAGGCGTTGCTGCTAAAGCTACGCAATCCTAACCGCGTCACTGCCGTTATACCAAAAAGTAAGGTAGTTCGTGACAATGAAGTGTTGGTCAACTGGGGCATCGACGAAGCGCGTACTCTAAAGAAGTTAAACATAGACGTCCCTTCCCCGATCAACAGTCGGTACACATGGACAGGCAAGTACGCACCGTTCGACCACCAAAAGAAGACCTCGGCGTTCTTGACTATGAACTCCAAAGCGTTTTGCTTTAATGAGCAGGGTACAGGTAAGACTGCCAGTGCTATCTGGGCCGCAGACTTCCTGATGAAGCAAGGCAAGATCAAACGTGCGTTGGTGATATGTCCCTTGTCTATCATGGATAGTGCTTGGCGCGACGACCTGTTTACCTTCGCACCGCACCGCAGTGTTGACGTAGCTTATGGTGCATCCAAGAAACGCAAAGAGATTATTGAGCAAGGTGCTGACTTTGTCATAATAAACTATGACGGTATCGAAGTTGTGTACGACGCAATAGCGAACGGTGGGTTTGACCTCATCGTAGTCGACGAGGCTACGCACTATAAGAATGTGCAAACTAAACGCTGGAAGGCGCTACGGACGTTGGTCAAAGACGATACGTGGTTGTGGATGATGACGGGTACACCCGCTGCGCAGTCTCCGCTCGACGCCTACGGACTAGCTAAGTTAGCTAACCCCGACTCTGTG